AAAGGAGTCTTGGTAACATGTTTATTGAAAATCTATTTTCATGATAATTTTTTACAAGTTTTTTTTGAAATCCAAATGGTTCAAATTTTATTGCTCCTTTTGTAGGGTGTTGTATCTGCAAAAAGTTTTCCATAAAATACATAGGTCCTGTGTCAGGGTCACTACACTTGGCTAAATCAGCCAACATTTTGTCTGTGTATTTTATCTTTTTATGGGCCTTTTTGACCAGATTACCTTGTAATTGTACAGCCATAGTATATTATTTAACGGTAATTATTGGAAGGAAAAAGGTTACTTAATTTCTTCTTCTGATGTGTTTTTTGATTCTTGCCATTCAGCCATTAATTCTTCTGCCATTGTAAGTGGATTGTCACCTGCACTGCCAGTTCTTCTGAATTTTACTTGTTTGTTTGGCTTGGTTGAATATGTGTCTAATGGATCATCATTGTCGTATTTTTCATCTGGTGAATTTCTGTAGTCTGCACCTTGTTCTATTTCGTCTTGTTCATTTTCCATGTCCTGTTTCATAGGCATATCTGGACGTTTCATGTCAGGCATTTTGTCCCCAAGTCCTGCACTCTTTAGAATTTGCATCATTGCCATTGCCTCTTCCGGCGTATCCACCATTATTTTGATAGCTTCTTGCAACTCTTCTTTTTTCTTTGGTTTATATGCATCTTCAACTTTGAAAGGCTTGCTAATTCTGTTTACAGCGGATGTGTTTACTATGTCAATTAATCTTTGTATTTCTGCGTCATGTTTTTTTGTCATTATTTGTTCCCTAATACTGACTTTCCACCTTCTGGATCAGCCTGCATACCTTTCATATCTTCTTTTGATTCACCACCTACTGGTTTTGCTTGTCTATCTTCTTTAGGACCTTTGTCTTCATCCATTAATGCTTTCAACATTGACATATTGTATGCATCACCATAGTGATCTTCTGCCTTGTGATCAGGTGCATCTTTGTATTCACTGTCTGTTAGTTTTGTTTCGTATTCTTCTGACTTTGTTTCTTGATATTCTTCAGTTGGTTCACCTGGTTTTTTAACTTTCAAATTGTTGTGATTAATATCAAGATAATCACATAGATAGTCTCTAAGAACTTCCTGTGTAGTTGGATAATTTAATGATGTTTCAAACACATTTACTGAAATATTTTTCAGTTGTGGAAAATCTAATGGGTGTTCTTGCACCATAGTTTTTGATAATTTTTTGTAATTTTCAACACCGTATTTTTCTAGTGCTGTTTTCATCATTGAATCAGCGCCTTCGGGTAGATCACCTGCGATTTTAATTCTAAAATCATAAGTTTTTTTGGATTCCGTCAAGTATTCTTTGAATGATTTCATTTTGTTTTCCTTATAGTTTATTTATCGCTGTTTGCAATTCTTTTTAACAGTTCGTTACGGTCAAAAATTATGCTCCCTTCTGCTTCTATTGGTTCTTCACCACCAGATTCTTGGTCAAGTTTACGTTTTTTGAGTTGTAACTCAACCATTTTAAGTTTTTTCTCCATTTTTGCCGCTTTGGCATCGACAGCATTACGCATCATTGACGCCGCTACCTCAAAAATACGCCCACTATAACGTGATTCTACGTTCATACCCAAATCCATAAGGTCTTTGTATGTGTCCATTGCTTTTTTGGCAATGTCATCCATTTCTTCACCGACAGTGTCTAGTCCTTTGACCTGTGGTAGTGCTTCTTCAATTTTGTCTAACTTCCGATTTATGGTTTCAAGGTCTTTTGGATCTTGATTTTTCAGAGAATTATCCTCATCTACATGATCCATAGCAACAACATCTTTGAGATCTTCATCATCTGCAACTTCGTCCATTTCTGCTTTGTCAATTGCTTCTTTAACTTCGGGCAAATTTAATAATTCTTCCAATTTTTTCGTCACAATGTAGTTATTAGCGTCTTTTTGGGTTGTGAAATATGTCGTCTTCAGTCAAAACTCTAAATTTTATGCCTTTTTGTCTACACCAAGCTCCAGCGGCTTCCCATTTTGCATTGTTCATTGCAACTGCGGCTTTGGTAGATATGCCTTTTTCTGCGGCTTGTATTCTTGTTTGACGTTTTGGCTTGATTTCAATCAGTTCTGATATACTTTTTCCGTTTTTGTCCACATATTGAATAAAAAAATCCGGCACATACACAGTGTGTTTGCCTGTGAGTGGATTTTGATAGGGTATTTTAATTGATTCGCTGGCCCATTTAGACACACTTGGATTTTCATCACAGAATCTCATGAACACTTGTTCCCAAGATGATCTATATCTTGGCGTTTTCAATCCCATATATTTGTCAGGATTTTTAATAGTGTATGCACCAGAGGCCCATTTTGGCTTCATTGCATTATCCTAAAATGTTACGTGAAACTATGGTTGGCGTTGAATTGTCTTGTTTACGGCCAATCAAACTACTTTTGAATCTATACAAATTAAGAATTTCTGCTACAATGTCCGTTAATTCTTGTGGATTAGTTTCAGATAGTTGATCAACCACTGTCATTGCAGACACATTATCAATTTTGGCCTGTCTACAAATAACATATGCGATAGTATCAGCTGATTCATCTGTATAATCTTTGCCTTGAAAAAACGATTTTACTGCATCAAACTCATTACTGTTTACAGTTACTTGTTTGTCAAAATAATCTCCAAAAATACGCATGGTTTTTTTAGTTAGATCAACGTTTTGTATTGGCTCAATTGGCAGATTAGTGCTTATGCCTTGATTTGCTGTTGGATTGTAATTTTTGTTTAAATTTTTGTACGTCATTATACCGCCAAGTTGTTGTATGTAGTTACTACACCGTCATCATCTGTGTAAGTTTCAGTCACTGTATCACCATCAACTGTTATTGTGTAACTGCCTAATGAATTATTTGCAACTGAATTTATTTCTTTAATTTGTTCTACTGGTAATAGTAATGCAATCTGTCCCGATTGTGCAAGACTTTTTGCTTTGCCTAATGCTTTTGCTCTGTATGAAGACTTTACTGTGTCAGATAATTCAGCGTAATTTGTTTTGACTATGTTGACATCATCATTATCCTGTTGTTCTGTGCGGTAAACAAAGTCTCTTGCAAGTCCATCTAGTGCAATATGATTGTTTAGAAAATAAGTGTAAGTTTCTTCTGGTGTTAATAGTCTTGTGTTGTCTGTTGTAACAGCATAATCATCATTACTTGCTTCAGTAACTTGTGACAATGCAGGAGAATTTTGATTAGGCAGTTCGTTATCTACACGATATGATTTGTCTATACTTTCTACAAAAACAGCATCTGGTTTTATTTGTCTTTGTTTTCTAGGAAACACAACACCAGGTGAACTTGCGCCACCAACATTTGTGGTCCTAATACCTTGCACACCTCTTTTGATTATGCCATTTATCTCTTCACCTGCACCTGCGGTGTATCCGCCTGTTCTGTAATTTCTGTATATGTTTATTGCTTCGAGTATGCCACTTGGATTACCGTTTGCAATGTTACTCAAAGCACTTATGCCACCTTGAACCAAACCGCCTGTACCAAATATTGATGCTGAACCTCCACCTGCAATGGTGAGTGGAGATGGTGAATTGTCATAATGCAATGTTGTAAATCCAGTAGGCCCTTTACCTCCAACTGTGCCTTGACTGATAAGCACAGCTTCGTATGCCACAGTCATTGAATGTCCGAGTGTTCCATCTTCTTGTTGTCCAACTGTGTCATGAGAAAACTGTGTAATAGTAGGCAGTATCAGTGTGTAGCTTGTAAATCTTCTTTTGTTGATTGTAAACAATTGAATATCACGCAAAAATGGAATAGATTGATCATTGTCAAGCCCCCAACGAGCAGTAAAATCTTCTTTGTATCTTGACATTGGGTCAAATCTATTTGCTTCATATTTTGAATCTCTAAAATAGTATTTGTAGTAGTCATTGAAAAAGCCAACTACTACATCTGCGTTGTCGTCGTGAAAATCAATTTGCACAGGATCATATGTAATTTGTGTTTGTTTTTGTGTTTTTCTATTGTATTGATTTTGTGTTTCAACATTGAAATTGTACGATGGCAAAGTTGCTTGTTTTACCAGTTGTCCAAGTTCTAGTTGATTACTGCCTGAGCCAAATCCAGCCGCACCACCAAATCTATTGATAACAACATAGTATAAAAACGGTCGTTTAGGTTCAAGTCTGTGTTGACCATCAATATACAAACGTGATGCATGTTGAAAATCCTTAAGGATTTGATTAGGATCAAGCAGTTGTAAGAAGTTGTTAACGAAGTGGGCCATTCAGCCTCCTCAATTAAACTGATTGAGTAGAACCACCCCCAGTAACCAACGTACCTAAAGTTCTTGCTACCGCTGTGCCTACACCAGTTCCTCTTGGAGCCTGTATTGCATTGTCATATCTTACTGACAATGTAATTGTAGCAGGATCTGAAGTTGCATAAGCCATTGTATTGTAGTTGATGTTCTGTACATAAGCACCGTACAGTTCCCAAGTTTCCAATACAGTAACAGCATTTGCACCATTACCACCATCAAGCATTTCAATTCTGCCTGTGAATTTGTAATCAGTACCACTGGATGCTGAACTTTGTTCAAAGAAATCAAATTGTTTCTGTATTTGTTCTCCACACAATCTTGTAACAGAGTTGTTTACATCATCTCTTAGGTTGATTGTAAGTGGATCCCATGTGTGTTTACCTGCAAGATATACTCTTGAGTTGTAAACATCTAAAATTGTTTCATCAAAAGTTAGACTTGGTCTTGTAACATCGATCACTTGTTTAGTGAGTTCTGTTCTAGGAGTTGATACTCCAAAATTTTCCAATATCAGTCTAAATCTGTATTGGAGTTTTGGCATCAATAGC